ACAGCCAAAGCATTGAGGGTGGTGCCAACACTGCCAAGTGTTGGTGGCAATGCCGCCGTCAGAGGCTGCAAAAACTCACCAAATGCACCCAAAGCTTGTTGTGCAGTCTGTGTGCGGGGCTGATACTGAACAGCTTTCATGCCAGCTTCCATAGCCTTGCGGCCTTCTGGCGTGTTGATGCCTTTGCCACTGGCAGCAAGTGAGATGCCGCCGGCAATTGGAGATATCAAGCCACCGCCCAAAGTAGCGCCAAGCGCCAATGGCGTTTCTATGATGCCAGCAATACGATCACGCATTGACACTTCTGGTGGCTTAACACCAGTCACCACATTTTCAGCGCCAGGAATTGCCGCAGCCGCGCCCAGCCCAATGGTCTTGTAAAAGTCCATCTTGGGGATCTGGCTGTAAAACTTCTGGTGCAGCGAGTCGGCCAGCTTGACATCTGGCACGGCATCGTATTGTGGATACTGTGCGCGGAATTCTGCAAGTGTTGCCATGATTAAGGGATTCCTGGTAAGCCCAATGGATTGGTCGCGCTTGAGCCTGGCAACCCAGTGCCCAAAGACTCAAGAGCCTTCTTTGTGGCTTTTGGTTGACGGCTGTAAGTGGTTTCAAGGCTGCCTGCGCTGCGCTTCAACATGTCTTCAATTACTTTGATTTGTTCTTCAAAGCCTTTTTGGCTTGTCATCTTTCCAGCCCATGAAGCAGGGTTAGTAAGTTGCGACTCAATGATGGACATATCAGGTCCAGCCAACGCGCCAAGTGTGTACAAGTCTTTTACGCCCATTAACAGCGATGTGTATTTGGCCTGCATTCTGGCTGTGTCTGCGCCAGCCGGCAGGAATTTTGCACCTGTGGCTAACTTCTTGCCAACTTCATCCCTAAATTCTTTCAGAGATCCAGCCAAACCTGCCAATTGCATGTCTGTGTCATTAAACTTAGCTGGAGCGTCTTTTGTACCTCGCACTGGCGTACCAGGCGTCCGAGCACCTTCAACAGCAGGCATTGGCATTGCTGCTGGAGCAGCAGGCCGATCAAGCACGCTGGTCATGCCGGGGATGGCTTGAATTGTTGGTGCAGGCAGTCTTGGACCGGGCATACCGGCACCCGGTGCTGCGGCTGGTGCAACTGGTGCAGCTTGAATACCATTTGGACCATACACCACAGGAGTTGCCACACCAGTGCGAGTGTTGACCGCCAGCAATCCAGATGGGTCTTCTTGGATCGACATTGTGGGATTAGCTTTTTCAAACGCAAACTTCTGCTGCGCCAAAGAAAGTTGGCCTTGCGCTGTGCGCTCACCAATAGTCGGTGTCTTGGTAATAGCCGCACCAGCAATCGGCTGACCGTAACCCGGCATCATTGGGTTGTCCTGAATACTCAAAATCTGACCGCCTGCTTCTTGGCGTACAGTCTTGGGCAGCATAAAACCAAGTTGATCCTTGGCGTCCAATAGTTTGAGAATTGCATTTGCCCGCCAACCCTTATATTGGTCAGGCGTCATGTTTTGAAGATTTTGAATTTCACGTGTGGCCGTTGCCATGTCAATCTCGCCACTCTTAACTGCTTTTGTCAGTTGATCAATGGCAATTTGAGGTGTAGCCGCAGCACCGGCGCTTTGCCAAGCCCGGTTAAACTTTTTTTCTTGTAACGCAAATTGATTTTTTTCAATCTCGCCTCGGGTTTTCTCCAAAATAGCTGCGGCAGATTGACGCTCTGCTTCGGTTTTGAGAAAGCCGGGGATAATACCGCCTTGACCACGTTGCGCTGCTTCGGTCACAAATGCGTTGACGTTGACGCCACCCTTGGTGGGGTCAAAGTGTTTTGCAAACAACTCGTTTTGAATAGTAGATGCTGCTTCAGCACGTTGCGCAGCCCCAAGCTGAAACCGAGCCAGTTCTTGCGCTTGCTGACCACCTTGGATCTGTTGAATCTGGGCGTACTCTGCCAACGCATTCCGAGGCTGGAACTCGGGCATACGAAACGACATTGCGATGTTGGGGTTAACGAGTGCCATAAATTATCTCCCGCCGTATTCGGACATGCCGGAATAATCAAAGCCTGTACCTGTCGTGCCTGTACCGCCACCAAAACCACCTCGGTTACCAATCAGTTGGTTAAACAGCGCGTTCTGATTTTGCTGCTGGTTGTAATTCATGTACGAACCCAAGCCTTGAGTCAACGCGCTAGCGCCCCCCATGTAGCCAGATGCTCGGGCTTGGGCTGCTGCGCCCATTGCTTGGCCTACATTGCCAGCCATTGTTTGCCCCGCTGCACCAAGTTGTTGCGAGGTTGTTTGACCCATGCCCGCCAGCGATTGCAAAGGATTCAATTGGCGGTCGCGTTCAACGCCGTATCGGTTAAATGCGTTTTGGTATTCCTGCGATGCAAGGCCTTGGCCGAATCGCTGGATGCCTTGTAGCGCAGCGCCTGACAGTAGGCCACCACGGGCAGCAGCGGATCGTTCCAGCCCCTTCATACCTTCGGACATGCGAAACGCATAGCCAGGATCGGCTTGAAACTGCTGCATCCCAAATGGTGTGTACTCGGACGCCAGTGGTGCCAGCTTGTTCAACGCGTTGACACCGGCTTCACGAAACGGCGCTTGCAACTCAACCTGACGGTTAAACTGTTCGCGTTGCAGATCCGCTGCGCGATCTGCGGCTGCGGCTTGAACATCTGCTGCTTTACCTGCGGATCGAGACCCAAGTAAAGAACTGCCCAAAATTGCGGCAGGTATCATCCATGCGGCCATAGTATTCTCCTTAAGTCACTTCGCGCCCGCTGACGCGCATGTTGATGGCGCTGGCGGTTCCAGCGATTGTACTGATGAAGCTGCCAGGACTCAAAACCTGTCCGACCAACTCAGGGAACGTGTAGACCTCAGACGGCTGAAGGGTCTTGGTCTTGGTGATCAGGTTGCTGTTGCCAGGAGAGCCAGCAAGCGTAACCAAGTTGACCGAGATCGTGGCAGGACTGGCGCTGTAATTGGTCGCGGTGAACTTGTCAATGATTGCGGTTACACCAGTTGCGGTGTACTGAGTTGTTTGGCTGCTTGCAACATCTTTTGATGGCACAAGATTTTTGACGGTAACGGTCATGTTTAAACTCCTTGAAATGTAGGTACGGATGCCAGCGACACAGTTAAAATTGCAGAAGGTATCGCAGGGCGTACAGGGCTAGTTTGAGCACCGATGTATTGAATTGTAGTGGCCGCATTCGTGGTTGACCACATCAGTTCAATGTATTCATCCGCAGCCAAGTCAATGAACAAATTTAACGCCCCAATTAGGTGCCCATCTACGGAGCCGTGTCGGTTTGGTATAGAGAACTGGCTGTTGGAGTTTGATACATCTGTGCCGTTCTTACGCATCCAAATATCAGTGTCATGGATGTTGGAGTCGGTGTTTACAAACTGAACGCTGAACTGCACGTTATATACCCCGGCAACCTCACACCGTATTTTCGACTTGCAAGTGCCTGTGATCGTCGTAGACGCCACAGTCTGCGATATGCTGACCACATAAGTACCCGTGCTACCGTCAGTGCCGGTCAACTGAGACACAATACGAGTGCCTGCGGTGACGCCCGTGCCTGTAATTACCATGCCGGGGTAAATTGGCCCCGACGCAATTGCCGTCACAGTCATGGTGGTCGTGGCAATTGAGGCCGTGAACACGGCTGTGCGGTCTTCCAGTACCACGTTTTTGCTGAACTGAGTGGTGTCGTACAGCAATGGGTAAGCCGTGGTTGTTGAGCCGTCGGGCTGGTCGGCAGTGCTGTAAAACGAACCGTAGATGTATTCAGGAATCTGAGGCGTTGCGGGTGGTCGCACCTCTAGCGCCTCAATCTGCGCTTGCAATTCGGCTGTTAATTCGGTGCAAGGACTCGCAATCTGCGCTTCAAGTGCTTCAATCTGCGCTTGCAATACCGTTGTTAGTTCAATGCAAGGGCATTCAATCTGCGCTTCTAGCGCCTCAATCTGCTTTTGCAACTCAGCGATTTGCTCAAGTGCGCTTTCTTGAGTCGGTTGCTTTTCAAGCGACTCAATGTCAACAGTGATTTCAACAAAGTCCTCTTGGGTGGGCATCGGTGGACCCACTTGTAAGTCTGTCAAAGTTGTCGTGTTCTGGCCCCCACCAGTCAGCACAAACAAGTTTAAGAGGAACCTGTACCACTCACGCGAAATCAGGCCGTTCCTCGGGTCCAAAAAAGGAACCCGAGGAGGCGTGATGTTGGTAAGTTGAGAGGTTGCCATTATGCTGTGGTTGAGCTAAGGATGAGTTCAGCGCCAGTGATGGCGATCTTCACAGGGTCAGTGCCAGATACCTCATACACCCGGTCACGCAGTTTGAGCGTCATGCCCAAACGCCGCCAGAACGTACGTTGCCCATAAACGCCAATTTTGCCGATGGATGCCCAGTGTTCGCTAGACCATGTGTGTCCACCGTCATCGCTCCAGCGCAGCATGACTTGGGGGTCAAACCCTTGCACAAAGTTTGGCTGATAAATGTCGTACTGCTGATTGACAAAATCTAAAACTAGAGTTGGCGCTTCGGCTGGAAATCTTTCACCCGCTGGATCGTTCCCCGATATACCAACACCCGTTTCTAAATTAAGCTGAAGACTGTGCTGCGCGGTACGTTCAAAGTTGTTCTGGCCCGTAGGCAGCGCACGCCATGTGCGCAGCCACTTTTGAATCTGCCCGTCGTCCGAGTAGTCATCAAGATCAAAAGCGTAGATTTTGCCGTTTTGAAAGTCGCCGACCACAATCTCGTTGTTAAACGCCATCTGGCAGTTGCTGCGGTGCCGTGTAAAGTCACCGTTGTCAAACCCGGCTCTCTCGTGCCACGCCTGCGTCGCCACGTCATACACCCATGTGGTGTTGGCCGATGGAAAGATCAGCACATAAAAACTATGGCCGTCTTGTTGGTACGTGTACCCAAAAGCGTCGGTGATGTCGCTGTATTGTTGGATGTGCCACTCAACAGCGTGTGTTGAGATGCGGGTGCCCGTGTAGCCGTTGGCCCGGTAGACGATGCCCTTGCCACGGGCGTCAGAACCCAGCCAGAACACGCCGTTATCGAGTTTGGCAAGCGAGTAAGGGGATATGCAGCCAATCTCGTTAAAAGCGCCTTGAATGCGCTGTAACGGAAAGTCTGGGGTGCCTGCGTTGTACCAAACCTCGACCGAGTTGGTGCCCAGCACCCAGACCTCACGGTGGTCAACAATCAAACCAGTGACTTCATCGGGGGCACCTTCGGCGCTTGCAAAATCCAGCGGGTCCACGGACAGACCGTCCAGCAGACTGGTAACCCAAATTTTTTGACTGTTTGGCTCGTTGAACACGAAGTAGCCGTCCAGATAGCCCACGCTTACCGCACCAGGAAAGTCTGGGTCAGTGATCTGCTGGAACACGTTTGTTGTGTTGTTGTAGATGTAGCTTGGCCCGTTGGCTGCGATGAACAACTGAGTGCCGTTATCGGCAATGCTCACAGGGCCAGTGCCTACCACAGTGCCCAGCAGTGTAGCCGTGTAGCTGCGGTTGATCTTGAACAACTGAGTGCCCGACACGACGAAGGCGGTGTTGCTGTCAGGTGCAAAATCCCACAGACCACGAATTGGACCAGTGCCGATTGTTGCCAGTCGGCGCAAGCCTGGTGCGCGGTTTAAAAACGCAGGCTCTAGTCCACCCTCGGGGATGACTTCGGGGAACAGGTTGACCATGCGGGCATCCGCAGCGTTGACGCTGCGGGTGACGTAGGATGAACCGAGGATGGGCGTCTTCATTAGAAGTTACCGGCGTAGATGTTGAACCGCTGACGATTTGCCACCACAGCATAGGGCAGACTCATCACATCGTATGGGTTGTTGATGCGCTTGAGGTTGCGCTTGCTTGTCATGGCAACGCGCTTCACCTGTGGGCTTGGCTCCACACCAAACTCGGGTGCAATTTCCATCGCCAAGTTGTAGGCAAACGCCCGCATGTAACCTGGTGGAAAGAACAGCTCAGTTGCCAGTGTGGCAGGCTCTGTTAACTCTTGCACAGAAATAAAGTGCCACTCCAGCAACTGCGTTGGCTTGGGGTAGATGTACATCTCCACGTTCGGAAACGTGTTGTTGACAAAGATAACCTGCGGAAAAGTCGATGTCGATGTCTTGACAGCGATACCGTTGTATTGGTCTTGGTTAATGAACTTGATGCTATACGACACACCACTGGGGGCGCGGTAGTAGGTGGCATCATCAAGCTGAATGGGGCGGTTGCCTACAAAGTCGCCAGAAGGGCCAAGGGTTTGTTTGATCTCACCTATGGGCCAGTTGAAAATCTGTTCTTGAGTGCAAAACACAGACAGGCGCTCGGTGTTCCACGAGTCGATCATCTGGTTTAGCGCAGTCAAACTGTCTTGACTGGTAGCCGCTGACGGAGTTTCACCTTCGGCAAGAACGCCAAGCAGCCTGAGTGCTCGGTTGATCTGTTCGCCAGCGGTATAAGCCATGTTACTTCCCTTCGGATTCGTCGCTTGCCAGCGTGTCGCTGTTGGGCTGTTCGATGGATTGATCGGTCACTTTGCGGGTGTACTTGCGTTTTGACGCTTCAACTACCGGCTCGGATGCCACCTCAACAGGTGTGTCAGGATTGTACTCTGACCAGCCGTTTTTGACATCGTGGTTGAGTTCTTCTTGGTTGGTGGCAACTTTAGCGCCGAATTCAGGATGTACGAGGGTAATGTTCATTTAAATCTCCATGTGAGAACGGGGCCGAAGCCCCGTTTTACCAGTTACCTTGGGTTTAGCCAAGACGATATACAACGTAAGTGCCGTCGCCGGTCTTACGGAATCGGAACAACTGGCTGGTTGTCACAGCAATAGCCACCAAAGCGTTGCCGCCATCGGTCACGCCAGTGTTGACAGCCAAAGTCACTGCACCGGACGAAGTGCCAATGTTGACAATCGACAGATCAAAGGTGCTGCCAACAGTGGCGTTAGGAACAGCATCGTCAATCGACACGCCAGTGGGCAGCGTGTATGTCGCAGCAGTTGTGGAGGGGTTAGCCACCAACATCTGATTGACAATTTGCTGCGCTGTCAGGGTTGCCGTAGCCGTAGCTGTCTGAGGGGCGGCCATTGCGCCCATGATAGTTTCTGCGCGGTTGCCTGCGCCAACTTGATAACCGCCTGCGCCGTTAGGGAGAGACATGATAATTTCCTTTCAGATTAATTTAAGAACAGGGGCCGAAGCCCCCGGTTCGATTTAGCCGAAAATGCGGCAAGCCATTTGTGGACGAATGGTGTTGTAACCATACAGAACGTCAACACGGCAAGGCATACGGTCGTTGTTGATGTCGTACTGACGCACAACACGCAGGCTGATACCGTTGTGAACGGCACGGCT